TTATTAATGACATTAAAGTGTTGAAAGCAAAGACTGCTTTGTCAGTCGGTGCAAATGTTTTTGTTGTCCAGAAGACAAAAAAGACGCCTGGAATAATTGAGAAAATCAATCAGACTAGGGCAATTGTTAACATGAAGGGTAGAAGTTATAACGTACCTTTCGCAATGCTGGAGGCTGCGTAATGCCAGTTAGAATTAAAGAACCAGCACTTGAGGTTATAGACCTTGACGGCCCAAATGGTAATGCATTTTATCTGATGGGTACAGTGTCAAAATATGCTAAAGCACTAGGTTTAGATAAGAATAGTGTTATTGATGAAATGACTGATGGTGACTATAATCACTTGTGTAGGGTATTCCAAAAATACTTACCATGTGTTGTTCTGGAAACAAGTAACCCAGAACTAATATCAGAAATTAGTATATGTCATGCAGAGGTATGGGAAGTGGCTAAAGATGCTTTAGCTAAAGCTGTGGTGAATAATGCTTAGTGAATTATTATTAGCGTTTCTACTTCCTGCTGTGCCCCCAGCATATGCTGATAACCCAGAGGTGTGGAAAGAACAAGAGGCGGTTTGCATGGCGATGAATATATACCATGAAGCACGAAACCAAGGTCTTGCTGGACAACTTGCAGTAGCATCTGTAACTCTTAATCGTGTTGCAGATAAAAGATATCCTAACACGGTATGTGAGGTTGTCAAACAAGGCCCAATAAGGGAAAGTTGGAAGACTAAAGGTAAAGATATTCACGAAAGTAAAAGACAATATTATCCGATTAGACACAGATGCCAATTTAGTTGGTATTGTGATGGGAAATCTGATGATATAACTCAACCAAAATCTTATGCAAAAATCCTTGACTTGAGCAGAATGGTGGTGTATAATGATATTACATTTGTTGATATTACTGAAGGTGCAACACATTATCATGCTGACTATGTTTCGCCGGCATGGGCTAAGACTAAGACTAAAACAATTGAGATAGAAGACCATATCTTTTACAGATGGGAGAAAGCAGAATGAATGTATTTTATCTAAGTGCATATCCAGATATGTGTGCAGAAATGCATATGGATAGTCATTGTAGTAAAATGATTATTGAATACGCTCAACTAATGTCTACTGCACATCGTGTACTTGATGGTGAAGAATATTATGGACGTACTAAGAACAACCGTAGAATTAAACGATGGTTGCATCCAAATCCAGAGTTAGAGGATACTCTATACAAAGCATCACATATTAATCATCCATCTGCATTATGGGTGAGAAAATCTAAAAAGAATTATAGGTGGTTGTATGAGTTATGGACAGAACTAAATAAAGAGTTTATGTATCGGTACAATAAAGATGTGCCACATGAGAGCTTTCGCAAACTCAAGTGGGAGTTATTCAGTCCACCAGAAAACATGAAAGAAAATGAGTTCACAGAACCAACACCAGCAATGCCAAATGATGTAAAAAACGAGAGTTCTATTATTGCTTATCGGGATTACTATATATTATATAAACAACATTTAGCAAAGTGGACAAAAAGAGATAAACCACATTGGTACTGTAATGCTTGACCCAGAACCAGAAAGATATTATGATTGGATGTTGTGGAAACTGAGGCAGGAGAATGATATGGAAAGAATTGTTGACATTGGTAAACGTGATATGCAAGAATTGACGGCATCATACTATGCAGCTCTGTCGAGAATAAAAGAGTTATCTGAAGAAAACCAAAGATTGAAGGAGCGATTAGAAAACTATGCCGACTTACACATTTCACAATGAGACTACAGATGAAACTTATGACGATTTTATGTCATGGGTTGAACGAGAAAAATATTTGAAAGAAAACCCCCATGTAAAATCTGTTGTTACATCTGCTGCTTTTATTGGTAGTACAACTGGCGACAGAGTTAAACCAGACAATGGGTTTAAAGAGGTATTGAATAAGGTTGCAGAGAATCATCCCAACTCTGCTTTAGCAAATAGGTATAGTAAGAAAACTATCAAACAAGTTAAGACTGAAGCAGTGGTTAATAAACATAGAAAGAACTTCATTACACGAAGTGATTAAACGACTAAATAAAACTGTACTAGATTGTACAGGGGGCATCAGAGATGCCTCCACTTTATTTGAAATAATGGTGAGAAATTATGGCTAAGAAAAAAGATATACTACTTAGTAATATGGTGAATATTACACCGATTACTGAAAATCAAAAACTTGTATTCAGCGAGTATAAGAAAGGTCAAAACCTTTTTCTTAATGGAGCTGCTGGAACAGGTAAAACCTTTTGTGCATTGTATTTGGCAATGAAAGACGTACTAGACCCAAGTACACCTACGGAATGTGTGTATGTGGTTAGAAGTGCAGTACCAACTAGAGAAATTGGATTTCTGCCTGGCGATGAAGAAGATAAGACTGCGTTGTTTCAAGTACCGTATCAGAATATGGTACAGTTTATGTTTGAACAACCCAATGAAACTGCTTTTTCAATGTTGTATGAAAGACTTAAAGCACAAGGTAGTATTATGTTTTTGACTACTTCATTTTTAAGAGGTATTACTTTAGATAATGCTAACATCATTGTTGATGAGTGTCAGAACTTAAACTTTCACGAACTAGATACAATTATGACAAGAGTTGGACAAGATAGTAAGATTCATTTCTGTGGAGACTTTTTCCAAACAGATTTACAGAAAAATAGTGAACGTGAAGGTATGCAGAGATTTATGAACATCATTACCTCTATGGAAGAATTTGCAAATATAGAATTCACAATCGGAGACATTGTAAGGTCTGGATTAGTTAGAAGTTATCTAATTAATAAAATAAAAATGGGGATTGACAGCTAATGGCTAAATCATCATACGGCAGTGGAATAGTACATGAAAGAACCATTAAAGGTACTTCAATGGGAAAGAAACCAATTACGTCTACTATGAATAAGAGTAAGAGACGTAGTTATAAAAAATATAGAGGACAAGGCAAATGAAAAAGAACTATGATGCTTGTATAAAATTAATCCTTCATCACGAAGGNGGATATGTAAATCATCCTAAAGACCCAGGCGGCGCTACTAATTTGGGAGTGACACANAGAGTTTGGGATGATTGGACAGGAAAGAATTCATCATTAGACGATATGAAAGCGTTAAAAGTATCAGATGTTGCCCCGATTTATAAGAAAAACTATTGGGATAGAGTAAAGGGCGATGAGTTGCCAAATGGTCTTGACCTTTGTTTATTCGATTTTGGCGTTAATGCTGGAACAGGAAGAGCAGCGAAGAAACTTCAAGAAATGATTGGTGCTCACGTTGATGGTGGTATTGGGCCGAATACATTGAAAGCAGTTAATGCTTATGTTGAGGAACATGGTCTAGAACAAACTATTACTAACTACCAAGAAATGAGACAAGACTATTATGAGTCTTTAAATACATTTTCAACATTTGGTAAAGGTTGGACAAACAGAAATAATGGTACTTTAGACTCTGCGATTGCAATGACTAAAGAAACACCAAAGAAGACTACCAAGAAGGCATCTCCGAAGAAAGAAGAGTCTAAAGGATTGTTAGGGAAACTATTCGGTAAGAAGTAAATCCCTTGACAATGTAATGATAACATGGTATACTGGTAACAGTATTAATTAAACAATAGGTGAATATATTATGAATTTTGAACATCAAACAGTCAGTCTTCCAGAGTTGACAACTCAAACAATTAACAAGAAGCGTTTTTACGTTTGTGAAGATGGTACATTGTATCCATCAATTACTACTGTCTTATCAAAGTGGAAGAAAGAAGGTCTGGTAAAATGGCGTCAAAAAGTTGGTGATGATGTAGCAAACTATATCATGCGAACTGCCGCTGCTCGTGGTAATGCTGTTCACCATATGTGTGAAGACTTTCTAAATAACATAGAGATTAACAAAGAAGATAGAGACTTTCTACCTTATATGTTGTTCTCACAACTAAAACCAGTTCTTGAAAAGAACATTACAAATATCTACTCTCAAGAGTGTGGACTATACTCTGATAAATATCGTGTTGCTGGTCGAGTTGACTGCATTGCAGATTGGGATGGTATTCCATCTATCATCGACTTTAAAACATCACGTTCTGAACGTAATGATAATTATAATGAGAGTTACTATATGCAAGCATCTGCTTATGCAGAGATGTTTGAAGAAAGAACAGGAATTGCTATCAATCAGATTGTTATTCTTGTCGTAACCGAAGATGGAAATGTAACACCTTTTGTAAAACAGAAGTCAGAATATCTACCACTTCTTGTACAAGCAATTGACAATTTCACTTCAGAATGGGAAAAAGAAAATGAAGTCGATGAAGATCCTGCTATTATCGGGGCTCCTGTATAGTACAGCATATGCTGGTATTGTATCAAGCGTAGTAGCACAAGAAAATCCAGAGCCAAAAATGTATTGGGCGCAAAAACCAGTACAATGTTCAACATTAGCAGAGTTAGTTAGTATGTTATCAAAATATGGAGAAACTCCATATATGAGAATGGAAGGTTTTGTGGGGATGCCAAATGCTAATCCTCTTCCTTCACAATTTGTAATAGCATATAACGCTGAAACTACGACTTGGACTATTGTAGAATACACTAATAATTCACAAGCGTGTGTATTGGGTTCTGGAACAGGTAAGATTTCTTTTCCAAACTCATCACGACAAAATATATAAGGAAAATAATATGCATGAATATAAATGTAAAATTCTAAGAGTTGTCGATGGAGACACGGTTGATGTAGATATTGACTTGGGCTTTGGTATTTGGATGCACAAGGAACGTATTAGATTGTATGGTCTTGACACACCAGAAAGTCGTACTAGAGACTTGGAAGAAAAGAAGTATGGTAACGCTGCCAAAGAATATGTAAAGTATAACTTGCCAATTGGTTCTGACCAAGTTCTTGTAACACATAAAGACAAGTCTGGTAAGTATGGACGTATCTTAGGTCAGTTCAAACTTGAAGATGGTAGTATTCTTAATGAAGTTATGATTGAGAAACATTACGGTGTTGCTTATTTTGGTCAGTCTAAAGAAGATATCGAAGCAGAACATTTAGAAAATAGAAAACATATTATTATTGAGGAAACTCCTTGACAATTCAATACCTCTGTGGTATAAATAGATCATAGTTTGTTGATACAATCTGAAAGCTAGGCAGGACTTGGGGGCAGTACCCAACGCCTCCACCATAATTACTTGAGGACAATATGTTTGATAGATTAACAGAGTTTTTTATTAAGTTATTTAATATTAAAGAAAAGACACCAGTGAGATATTTATCTGGTGTTGGTAAATCGAGTAATTATGATGGGGGCGAACTAGGATCGACTGATGGTAATAAGAAAGAGTAGAACTATCGGGTGACTGCGTAATTGGTCAAAACTACTAAACGCAAACGATAACTTTGCACCTGTGGATTATGCTCTAGCAGCTTAATCTAACTGAGTTTCGGTGGTGTACTTGGAAACAGAAACACCACCACTTAATTATGAAGAGGATATTATGAAGGAATTTATATTAGTTATTACGATGTGGGGTATTGATGCTGGTGGTGATGACAACTATATTGGTCAGATTGCACTACAACAACCTATGACAAAACCACAGTGTGAATATATGATGGATGATAAAATGTGGAAGTCCACTTACGAGAATGAATATTTTTATATGAAGGGGCATTGTTTTCCAGCAGAATGTTCTGGTAAAGAGCAGTGTACAGAGTAACAGGATATTTTAAGGAACAGAAGGTAGTTCAGTATTTTACTGATGTGTATGACGCTATTGATTTCAAAGATGTTGTTGATGCACACTATCCTCTAAAGGTAACATTTGAAAAGGGAGTATACCCAGTGAGAAGTTTTATTGTAGATAGTTGGAATGCTGTTATGAATTCGGAGTATAATCCACTTAGTGCTATTCCACACACTGGTACTAGACATATGATTATGCAAGTACTGGCGTGGATGTGGGTGATTGTATTTACAATATCAACAGGTACATGGGCATTTATTGGTGCTAACCTTATTGCCCATTCACTATTACTTGGTGCAGTTGTGATTACTGTTGGTACATTTGAAACTGCCAAACGTAAACCAGAATATTTTGGTGGACTTGGTAGAGGCAATGGTGGTGAACACGAATAGGGTGATGCCTTAATACATCCGTGTAGACCCACGGTTAGTCTGCAATAGTGCAACAGTTACTTTATATGACTGCTCTGCTTAATAAAAACTTGGTGGGGTGAGTCCTACGAATTCTCACCCCATCATTTATAAAGGATAGATAATGGAAAATGTAATGAACCCTAAGAAATTCTCAATAGCAATTGAGAGACAGGTGATTGAAGGTGAAGTGACGTATATGGAAGCAGTACTTGATTACTGCGAAAAGAATCAGATTGAACCAGATACAATCAAACCCCTCATCAGTAAATCACTTAAAGAAAAGATAGAGTCTAATGCAAGAGATTTAAATTACTTGCCTAGAGTTGCACAGTTGCCCATCTAATGGAAGCTTTTGATGCATATAAAATTTATATCGCACTCAAGACACACTTTAGTAGTAAAACATATGACTACAAAAAGTACAACGGTAAGACAGGTGCATCAGTAAATTCTTTTCTAAAAAGAAAAGACAGGTCGTTTTTTGGGAAGGTGGCGAGGAAGTATAAGAGCGAGTCCGAAGATTATTTTATCGCCAACTTTCTCGCCACACCTAACGGATGGGTAGGAGAATTTAACGAGGAGAACTATATTGAATACTCAAAAAGGATGCAGAGTATAAAGTATAATCTCAAAAGTGATATTGGTACACTTGCAAATGTGAGTGAAACCTTTGAAGGATTGTTTGAATGCAAGGATGGACAACACCCATTGTTATTAAAACAATATATGGCAAGAAAGATTAGTATAGAGACAATGAGTATATTAGAAAACATACTATCTTATTGTAAAGATTTTGACAGTAACATCAAAGAGGATATAATATGGCCAGAGCGTAGGAAAGTGATTAAGAAGTATGCGTTGCTTTTGACATTAGATGTCAATGAGTACAGAATGTTAACACTAGCTAATGTAAAGGAGTCCTTTTGATGTCGAAAGAAATTGAAGTGACATTACACCTTGATGGCGACCCAGTGGCGAAAGAAAGAGATTTCTATCGTGCTCGTATGGTAGAGATGACTAAGCGTATTAAGTCTCTAGAATACGACAATGCAGAATTGATCAAACGTGATGGTCAACTATCTGTGAAACTGAAAGAGGTTTCATCAAGAGTTCCCTATCGGAACAACCGCCGAAGGGCGTAAAGTTAGAGGGCAAGTCTTTCCTTTCATTTCGACTTGCCCTCTATCCATTTAATGTTAAGAAGAAAGAGTTGTTATGAAAACTAAAACTTATAAAATATCCCAAGCGTCTTATATATTGCCAGAGAGAGATAATTTCCCAAGTGTTTTGATTAAGCTAAAGAAACCATTTCATATTCAAATTTATACAGATGGTAAGAGAACTGCGTTCTTGAGTAGAGATACTTTAAATGAAGCAAAACAAACAGCAGAGGATTATTGTAATGTCTGATATGGAATGTAATTTGATAGATGTTATGGGAACAGACTTATCAGTAGTTAACGCTGCTCGTGTATCCTTTGCAAAAGAGAGTAGTGAGTTATCTGAAAAGGATGATAAACTCATTAACTATCTTGCAAAACACAATCATTGGAGTCCTTTCGGTCATGCAAGTTTGCAGTTTAGAATTAAAGCACCAGTATTTGTTGCAAGACAGTTAGTAAAACATCAAGTGGGTTTGGTGTGGAATGAAGTTTCAAGACGTTATGTGGATGATGAACCAGAGTTTTATATTCCAAAGAATTGGCGTCTTAAAGCAGAAAATAAGAAACAAGGTTCTAGTAGTGAGACAATAGATTATTCTATTGAAGCAACTATGCAATTTGTTACCCAGACATATAAGAACCTATTGAATTCAGATATCGCCCCAGAGATGGCGAGAATGGTTTTGCCTCAAAATATGATGACCGAATGGTATTGGTCTGGTACTTTGATGGCTTTTGCTCGTGTGTGTAATCTAAGGTGTAAACCAGACACACAAGAGGAAACAAGGGTAATTGCAAGAATGATTGATTATCAGTGTTATGAGAAGTTCCCTATTAGTTGGGATGCTCTTACAGATAATCGGGAAGATTAATTTTCAATTATCCCTTGACTTTATAGTACTTTTAGGGTATTATATATATTATACATTATGAATAAAGTGAAATAATTTAACATACGTTAACATACGATTAGGAGAAAATATATGTCGTTAGATACATTACGAAAGTCCAATGCTTTGGACAAACTGTTGTCACAGGTTCAAAAAGACAATGCACCCCAAGAGAAGAAGTCCTATGTGGATGAAAGACTGTGGAAACCAGAACTGGATAAGTCTGGTAACGGTTATGCAGTACTACGTTTCTTGCCTGCAAAAGAAGGTGAAGAAATGCCATGGGCGAAAGTATTCAAACACGCTTTTCAAGGCCCCACAGGTAAGTGGTATATTGAAAACTCGTTGACTACTGTAGGACAGAAAGACCCACTAGGTGAACTGAATTCCCAACTATGGAATTCTGGTGTTGAGAGTGATAAAGAAGTTGCTCGTAAACAGAAACGTAAACTAGAGTATTACTCTAATGTTTATATCGTTAGTGACCCTAAACATCCAGAAAACGAAGGTAAAGTAATGCTCTTTCGTTATGGTAAGAAAATCTTTGATAAACTTATGGCTGCTATGCAACCAGAGTTTGAAGATGAAAAGGCAATCAACCCATTTGATTTTTGGGAAGGTGCTAACTTCAAATTGAAGATTAGAAAAGTGGATGGTTTCTGGAACTATGATAAGTCAGAGTTTGAATCCACTTCTGCATTATCAGATAATGATGATGAGTTGAATGGTATTTGGGGAAAGCAATATTCTCTTAATGACTTCACTGCTCCTACCAACTTCAAGTCTTTTGAAGAGTTGAAGAAAAGGTTAGATGAGGTACTATCTGGTACTTCAACGGCAAGGGCTGCAACTGCTACTGCAATGATGGATGAACCTACAAACTTCACTCCAACATTTAATAGTGAACCAGCACCAGAAATGCCGGCAATGGCAAGTCCATCTGAAGATGAAGACGATACAATGTCGTATTTTCAGAAACTTGCAAACGACTAAAAGGTACTAGACCACGCCTTGGGCAGTAAGACTTGCGACAGTAAGTAGATAACACCCCAAAAAGTCTAACATACAGAGACAGTAATGTCTCGCCAGAGACAAGTCTTATTGACTTGGGATTAGGGGAATGGATTTATATCTGTTCCCCTTTTTTTTGGTATACAATTTGCATATATCCTTTAGTTCAAATTTTTGACTTGTAAAGTTGTCAAATAATGATTTTGTCAAATTTTTGAAACGCCTAAGTAGTCACCTAAATAATAAGGTAAGAATCGGTATTAGCTGGCACTATGGAAGCTAATTTGAATAAGGATACTAATAACGATCACAATCGGGAAATAACAACTATGCAAAAAGTTTTGGTTCTAGTCGCAATCTGTATGATGTTTGCCACTAATTCGTTAGCACAAACTGTAGTGAACACTACTACTAATTCTAAATCAGACGTAGAGTCTAAAGGACGGACAATTGTTATCAGCCCTCCACCATCTGCAATCACACCATCTGTACCCAATTCGGGGAACGACTTATGCACAGTCGGAGTTGCAGGCGCTGTTCAAACACAAATATTAGGTATATCAACAGGCGAAACTATAAGAGACGCAAATTGTGAACGGCTAAAGATTAGCAAGACGCTCTACGATATGGGCATGAAAGTAGCAGCCGTAT